TCGCGCAGGCCGCAGGATACAGCCTTGGATATTACGGCTGGGCCTTTACGACTATGGCGCCCGTAAGCCAGCTTGCCATCAATGCGGCTTGCTCTCTTACTCCGAAAGCTGCTGTTGACCCGCAGGGCACTCTAGACAACTTACTAAACCTTTTCCAGCAGGACTGGACAGCGGCTTACAACGTCATGACCAACGGCACCTATAGCGTACTGATAAAGGGTGCCGCCCAAGTGGCCATAAACGAGATTAACGATGTGGTCGGCCAAATCAATGCGCTCGGCAGCAATTCTTCTTTGGTTTCACAGTACGCCGTTGCGATAGTGACCGGCATTTGTCAGGGTGTTGCGGCTGCACAGGGAAAGTCCGCGTCGATGCTGAAGGCCGAGTTACAGACCAATCTGACTTTCACGCAGAAGGTAGAAGCCTGGTACTGCTCGCACATCTACCCGCTCTTTAGTTGGCTATAAAGAAATGACCCACTGTCCATGCTACATCTGCAACTCGTTCTACGTGATCAACCATTACACATCATGTCGGGATGGTTGCGATATGTACAAGGATTGGATCAAGGAAAGACTTATGGGGGGACAACATGAACTGGCTGAAATCAGCGGCTCTTGAAAGCTGGCGAACAACGATTCTCGGTTTCGTTATGGCCGTAGGAATTGTGCTCCAACCCGTGCTCGCGGCTGGCCAGGTGCCGACTAAATCTCAGGTGCTCGCTGCCGTTTGCGTGGCGCTCGCGGGCCTTATAGCTGGGGACCATAAGACAGGGAATCAGAACCAGCCTCCGGCAGCGAGTTAATGGAAGGGATGGTTGAGATGCCAGCACTATCTAAGAAACAAAGGGAATTGATGGCAATCGCTGAACACAAGCCTGGGAAAGTCAAAAAAAAGAATCGTGGCGTACTCAAGATGAAAAAATCTCAATTGCACGACTTTGCCGCCACGAAAGAAAAGGGATTGCCCAAAAAGAAAAAGAAATCCTAACCCTGGGGGCTTTGTGAGTTGTCGAGATTTAAACGCGGGCAACATCTCATCGTTGATGGCTACGAATGCACCGGAGAACTCATGTCCGATGCAGTCGGCATTGTGCGCTGGCTCGATCTCCTGCCGGGGAAAGTCGGAATGCGCGTGCTCATGCCTGCAAAGATCAAACGAGACGAACCGCCCAAATGCCCCGAAATCAATGCGGGGATATCCGGATTCGTCATGCTTGCGGAAAGCCACGCCTCCGTTCACACATGGCCTGCAAGGAGAGAATTGCAGTTTGACCTTTACTCGTGCCGACCTTTTGATGTTGAACTCGTTACCGAGGATTTGGTTCGAGCTTTTGGAATCGGAAGTTTTGATGTGACAGTCGTTGAACGGAGAAAAAGACTGTAAATGAGCGCATCGTTTTACGTATACGGCGGGAACAATACGTCATTGACATCATTTTCCACAGACACGGGGAATGGAATAAATACCTATGAGCTGTGGGAAGGAGTGGCGCTCCCTGCTTGCAGTCTAAGTAAACTCGGCGCTCAGGTAAAAAACGGGAGCACTAGCGGTACACACATCAAGATTGCGCTCTATAACAGTGCAGGCAATCTTGTAACCGGTTCAAGCGGGACAATATCTCCGCCCTCCCTTGCCAGCTTCACCTGGGAGGAAGTTTCGATCACTCCTATAAATCTTACCGCGGGGATTTATTACATTGCCTGCCAGTTCAGCAGCGCCAGTCTTGACATAGCTTCTCAGGTCAATCCGGTTAATCCTGTAAATGGTTGGTACGCCAGTGCGACGTATGCTAATTTCCCCCCATCGTCATTACCATCTGGAACGGGCGGAAGCCAAATAGCCCTCGGTGTTTATATAACCGTTCCCCACGATTATTCGACCTTATTCCCCGCAACTGAAAATCCTATTTCCGAGTCCGGCAACTGGACGAACTGCACGGCGGGCAGCACAAACCTGGCAACTTCCGGCGGCTTTTGCTACGGCATAAACAGCCCACCGGGGAACGTAAATGACGAGGTGGCGACCCTTACAAATGGATTATGGCCCGTCACTCAATTCGTCCAGGCGCAGGTAAGCATTCCGGGCGCGACCTACACGGCTGATTATCCCGAAGTAGAGCTACATTTGATGATGACCAATACCCCCTCGGCTTATTCCGGCTATGAGATCAGCTTCAGCGTCGGCCAGGGGGCGAGCAGCTATATGCTGATTGTCCGGCTAAACGGGCTTTCGGCAAGCCCGGGCTTCACCACTCTTTCGAACCCGACCGGCAACGCCGAGTACGGCGTCGTGGACGGTGACGTGATCACCGCCTGGATCGACAGCTCGAACTACATTTATGCCGTAAAAAACAGCGTCCTGATAGCAAGCGTACAGGACACGGGTTCGGGCGGATACGGACCTTGGACCTCGGGGCAGCCGGGCCTTGGCTTTAATTACGCTCCGTCTAGCGGCAGCGGAACCGGGGCGCACACCGCCTACGGAGTCTCATCTTTCCTGGCTGTTTCGGCGGCGTCCATATTTTCCAGACGGGGCTTTGGACCGAAGATTGGATCGAGACAGGAGATCAACTTCTAATGGCAGATGCCCATATCCACTTCATTGATGCTCCCATTTTCAAGTATACCCTCGCCACTCGCGGCGAAGACGGATTTATGTACCGTAAAGATTTACAGGCTGGTGATGCAAATTGGCAGGATTATGAAGAACAGAATGCCATCATACTGATGTTTTCTTGCCCATGTGGTTGCGGATCACTTCACATGATTCATGTCTACACGACCGATACGGATAACACTCCAAAAGGCTATGGCAATGGGTGGAAATGGAACGGAGACAGGGAGAAACCGACTCTTTCACCGAGTCTTCAAATAAACTCGGCCTGTCGCTGGCATGGATATCTTACAAATGGTGTTTTCAAGAAATGCTGATTGGATAATAGGAGCTTTTTAAATGGCCTATCAAATCTTAAAATCTTCAACCGAATGTCCGCTCCTGTTCTTCATGGTGCAGAGTGCCGACCACTTGACGGCTCTCACCAGTGCGAGTCCGACCGTTACGATCAGTAAGAACGGGGGGTCTTTCGCATCTCCCTCCGGGGCTGTCACCGAGATTGCAAATGGCTGGTACAAAGTGGCCGGAAATGCGACCGATACCGGGACAGCCGGGCCTATTGCCCTTCATGCCACAGCGACTTCCGGAGACCCTTTTGACGGTATCGTTGCCGAGGTCGTCGCCTACGATCCGCAGGACTCCGTTCGAGGCGGCATGACTGCGCTTTCCACCACGGCAGCGCAAATCGGCGTAAATCTTATAAACATAGCGGGATCGGCGGTAAGCACTTCAACCGCTCAACTCGGCGTAAATGCCGTCTCCGTAGCGGCAGGGGCCATAAATAACGCCGCTTTCAATGCAGACGTGGCCACAGCAGGAAACACCATCCCGCTTGCTGCTTATGCCGCGCTTAATACGGCATTCACTGATGCGACGAGCCTCAACGCTAATAGCCTGCTTGACCGCCTGAGAACTTACGGCTGGATACTTAGAAACAAGATCGCCGTAACCGACGCGAACGGAAACACGGTGATTTATAAGGATGACTCGACCACCGCAGGTTTCACGGTGGCCGGGATGCTGACAGACGATTCCACCACGACAACCAGACTGAGGGCAGCATGAACCTAACTGAACTTTTAGCACCTTACAGTGAGCCGCAACCTGACGGCACGCCTCTCAGGACCGTCGAGGGGCAAGTGAAATGGTTGCTCTCAAAATCTATCCCGCGCTCCCACATCGATCAGGCCGTTCTTTCGGTCTACGACGAAATCGAGCGCGGAAAGACTTTTGCGAGCGGTGCAGACCTCGACCATTATCTGCTCGAAGTAGCGACGCACTTGCACAAGGTTGAGCTTACCGATTCAGTGGTAAAGCTCGAAGCCTTTTTTAACCAGCTTATGAAGACTCACAGGGATGCAGCGGCTTCCGAAATAATCGCAAAGATGCAGCGCCCTCTTAACTGGCTGCAACGGTTTAGAAGGTGGTTATTCAGGCTGTAAATGGGTCAGACAGTAATAAGTTCCATTGGAGTATCTTTTGACCTTTTCGGGAGCCTTATATTGCTTGCAATAATTGCATTTCAACCAGTCTGCATTCCCGCAAGCGTAATACGCATGGGCGCGCTGATGGATAAGCATGTGATAGGCATGATCTTCACATATTACCAAATCAGTAGGGCTATGATGATGTACTTCGGTTCCGTTGGGCAACGGTTTATCAAGGACTCTTTCTGCTATCAGAATGTGTTCTCGAACATAGCCATTGGTATTCGCTCTTGGATGATTCGGCATCCATACTCTGACACGATTGGGACGATCAGATTCTACATGCTTGCCTCCTTTCCAGTTTCGATGAGGCGATTGCGGATTGTGGCCACTGATAAATCTTACGGGTTCTCCTTTGATGTTTCCTCTCTCGGAACGAGTACATTTCGCCAATGCAGTCTTTTGCCCACACCCACATTGACAGCAACCGTAAGGGATTGTATTCTCGGACTCAGCCATGACTACTTACTCCCGCTAGTAAGAGGATTGGTTAGAGCCGTTGAGGTGTGCAACCACTTCACCGGCTCGTTCTTTTATACAACAGGCATGAACATTTTGCAAATAAGAAATGAGGGGAACTGTGGCTGTTAATTATATGGCAATGCTCTCTTGGGGCATGTACGGCGGTGCTACGGCTTCGCAGCGAGCAAACCTTTTTGCCAGTTGGGGACTGATGCAGTCTTTGATTTCCGCCGTTGTCACGATCTTTTTCAGGCGCACTTTCGGGCCGCGAACGGGAAGCCGGTCACTGGTGGGACTATGGCAGTAAATACAAAGGCATTTGTGGGATTCGGATTTTACGGGGCGGCAAACGCTGACCAGACGGCTAATCTTTATAGCTCCTGGGGGCTTATGACTTCCTTGCCGTCGTATCTCATACCGCCGTTTTTGCTAAGAAAAAGGAAACAGAATTGGTTAGATGCTTGTTCATTCTTTTATAAATAAGGGGAACGAAAATGGCCAATAACTTTAGCGCTCGTACATGGATAATTGATACTGCGGGAACGACTAGCAAATATACCGGGCCTGTGTATATCGGACGAATTTCATGGCACCCTACTGCTGCTGGCCAAAGTTTAGTTGTGGAAGACGGGCGTGGCAATATCCAGTGGCAAGTGACCTCGGTTGCGGCAGGCAACGATGCCTCTTCGGGAATTGAGGATTGGCCGAATCCCGAACACAAAATGCCCTGGGACGGGTTTTATGTTCCAACCATGACAGCAGGCATTCTTTACGTTACGGTGCTTTAATGGCTGAAGTAAGCGAAGTCGAAAAACTAAACGATTTTGCATCCTTTTTGAGCTACAAACCCACATGGCTCTTTAAGCAGTTCTATGGACTGCCGCCGTATTACAACCAGATTGCTCTTTTTACCGGGAACCAGGTCGGGAAGACCGGCCTTCTGTGCCATGAAAAGGTAATGAGAGCGATTGGCGCTCATCCTGTACCTGAAAAAAACTTTCTCTACTTTGAGTGCGAGAACGGGCACACCTACGGACGGCCTGCCCCTTGGCCTGGACTTCATTTCTTCTTCCTTAAAAACGGCGAATGCTTCAGAATGTCTGAAGACAAGAAAACATCGCCTCAAAAAGTCATGTTCCCGCAGAATTTGACCTGCTCCTGCGGTGCAAAGCTCAAGATTCACGAGCGAAAAACCACTATCTACCGGCTTTGCAGTGAAAATCTGCCGATGGAAAAGGAAGGAAGCGGGGTCGAATCCGCAGAAATAAAAAATCGGACCTATCCCGAGCTAAAAAAATGGCTTCCCCCGTTTCTTATCAAAAAAGACATATCTCAGCGCAATTCAAGCCTTAAAATTGCCGATCTAAACGGTGGCTCAGTCTTTGGAACGGGTGAAGACGCTATCCAGTACCCGGGCCACGACATTATTTTCGAGTTCGTAAGCTATTCTCAGGTCATGCAGAGCACGGCAGGCACTCAGCGTCTTTGCGTTATGTGCGATGAGGAGCCTCCTTTTCCCTTTTACGAAGAGCAGATGCCCCGGCTAATGGCTGAAAACGGGGATTTTCAACTCGGCCTCACTCCCGCCATTAGAAATTCGTGGACGTTTGACGAGGTGTTCGAACAGGCTGAAATTTACGTTCGCACTAAGGCGATTTGCGATTTTTACGGACGCTCCGGTGAAGAGGACAAAGCTAAAAGAGTTGAAAAGTTTTCGTCCAGGAGAAGCTACAAAGCTGTTTTCCAGGCGGCAACAGACGATAACCCGACTCTTAGCCCCGAAGCCATAGAGCGCACCCTTAACTATGCCGATGAAGACACGGTGGCAACGAGGCGTTATGGAATCCACAGACAAGCCACAGGTAGGATTCTCAAAGATTTTGATTGGAAAATTCATGCAATCGACAAAGAAAAATATTTTTCAGGGGGTCGAGTTCCGTTGTATTGGACTCACTTTAGAGGAATTGACTACCATCCTCGAACGCCCTGGGCATGCGGAGCCTGTACGCTGTCCCCCACTGACGAATTGTTCATCTGGTACGCAAAGGGGATACCGCCTGACAAGTTTACTACCTTTCAAATAATGGAGCAATTCGCGCACGCCTGCATGGACTATGAGTTCAGGTTGCACTTGGTTGATCCTTTATCTAAGGCTAACGAAAGGGATGGTGCGACTGATCTTGATGAAATAAACCGCGTGACTGGTGAACTCAAGCGGGATGGCATAGGAACGGGCGGCTACTGGCAGACCTGGGACACAAAGGGCGAATACGGGCGCGACCAGATCAAAGTCAGGCTCAAGAACTCCCGGAGAGTCGGGAAACCCTTCAATAATAAGACGATTGAGAATGGCCGGGAAGTAAACTTGCCTACTCTTTGGATATTCAGGGATGGAGCGTATGAGGCGGCTGAATCCTTTGCAAAGTGGTCCTGGGAGCAATGGATAGACCAGGCGGCAGTAACCACGAAAGACGACAAGAACACGCCTCAGCAGAAGTATAGTCATTTGCCGATGGTGTTTGAGTGTCTTCACAAGCACCCATATTTCCGGTTCAATAAGCAGATCGACTACCGGGAAAGGCGAATGGGGGAACAATATATGAAATCAGCGAGGGGA